GGATAATAAAAATGAAAATAGTCAAAATTAATGGGGATGCTCCTGTATTCATGTATCATTACAAAAAGAAGTTGTCTGAAGTTTTAGAATCATTTATTTCTAAACGACTTCTTGACAGTTTAATACAAATATATGGAATTAACAATATCCGTAACATTAAGGGTTATCTTTATGAATCTGATGGGTATATTTGTTCTATGGAAGGAACAGTTGCTGATAGGATTATTAGAGCTTTAGAGTATGGAGATGGTTCTATACCAGCTTATCATATATTAACACGAGCAGAGCGAGAAATGAGGATGGAAGATGCAAGACAAGCCAGTTGATATTTTAACCAACATTTCAGAATACGGTGAAGTTATTAAGAAGTTGATTTCTTCAGTTTTCCGTGGTCAAGTTGTTTATGACTCTGTTGACCATGCATTTGAATATGCTTTAAATCAGACTAGTAATAACTTAAAGTTTCCGTTTATATCTTTTTATCATGACAATGCCATTGATTTAGATATGAGTAGAAATAGTTTTAACTCCTACCGTTACGGAAAATTGTTTGAAACTTCCACTAGGGTGTTGAAAGATAATTTAGAAGACACACATGAGCGAAATGAAAAGATTAGTAAAAGTGTACAAAATTTATATATTAATGTGAGATACATATTTGATATCTGGGGTACAGATAGATTGAGTTGTGAAAAGGTATCACAGGAATTAGTGTTCTGGTTATTTTATAATCAACAGGTTACTATTAAATACATGGGGGTTCCTATAACTCTTACATTTGAAATAGAACCTAGTATTGTAGATAATACAGATTTAACAACTTATCATTCAAATGGTAAGTTGTATAGATATACTCTTTCCGTTATCTTACGAGCAGCTTTGTTTAGATCAGTTGATTACTTTAATGTATTGGATCCACAGGTATCTATAGAAATAACAGACAGATTAGGTAAATCAGAAGAAAATTAATAGGAAGGTGATTAAGAATGTTACCAAGAGTAAGTGTAAATATCTCAGAGGAAGTCCTTTCAGGTAATGCAAGTGCTACAACTTTTGTTCCTGGTATTATATTAAAAGCTAATCAAGGTCCAATAGGTACTCCAACACTTATCACATCAGAAAGAGCATTCGTTGATACATTTGGTGTTCCAGATGTAAATACTCCAGCAGCCTTTGCAGTTAGACAATATGTCAAAACTTATGGTAATGCTTATGTATGTCGTGTTGCACACTCTGATGCTGAGTATGGTTCTTGCAATATTCAAGCTAAAGTTTCTAGCACAGATACAACATTGGTACAAGTTAAGACAGCTTACAAAACTGATTCTTATAATGGTGAAGTTGTATCACTTGAATTGGATTCCACAAATAACAAGTTATGGTTACAAGCAACAATTAATTCTACTTTAATAACTTCTATTAAGGAAACGATTAATTACAGCACAGCAACAGCTGATGTTCTTGAAACTGTACTTGAAAAATTAGTTAATTCATTTAATGAGTCACAAGCAGTATACGTTCTAGAAAACAAATGGGTTGGTAAGGTTGTAGCAGATACAATGCCAACAGCTTGGGGTCTTAACGATGATGCTTTAAAAGGAACTGTTGCTTCTGGAGTTAGTGGAAATACAGGAATAACTGATACAGAAGTTAATGCTGTGTCTGATTTATTTGATGGTGAAGCTTATGCAATTAATGCTATTTTAGCTCCTGAGTTTGGTACTGTTGCCGTTTTAAATCATTTAGCAGATTTATCAGCTAATAATACTTTTATTGCTATTGGTTCTGTTTCTGCTAATTCAGTATCAGCTTTGAAGACTGCTTTATCTGGAATTAAGAATAGTGAAAACTTAGCTTTATACTATCCAGATGTTGCATACAGTGATTATGAAACAGCAATACCTGCTTCAATAGCATGTTTACCTGCATACATAAATACTGATATCTCTTCTCAATGGTTAGCTCCTGCAGGGGTTACGAGAGGAACTCTAGGGTTAGTTACAGGTTTGAAAGTTTCATTATCCGAGTCAGATATGTCTGGTTTGTATACAAATGACATTCCAGTAAACTGTATTAAAAGAATTCCAGGAACTGGATATGTTGTTTGGGGACAAAAAACAACGCTAGTTGAAAGTACTCAATTCTTAGATAGAATTAATGTAGTAAGATTAGTTAAGTATGTTTCTAGACAAATTGAAGTTATATCTTATCAATATTTATTTGAACCAATTACAACTTATGTTTACAAGGATTGGACTGCTAAGGTTTCTGAAGTTCTTGAAAGAGTTAAAGTTGGAAATGGTTTAGATGCATATCAAGTTAAGATGGATGATACTTTAAATACTCCAGAAACAAAGAAGGAAAACAAGTTAATTGGTCAAGTTAAGATTAGACCTCTTGAAGCAGCTGAATACATAGAAGTTAACTTTATCGTAACTGATACTGTTACAGTAACAAATACGTTGGGAGGTAATATAAATGCCTAAATTAACATCTGAGTACTTTAATACTATTGATTTCCAATTACAAGGTAAGAACCATTTTGATGTACAATTCACACATCCAGGTTGGGATAAGGATTTAACTCTATTAGTTAAGTCTGTATCATTACCAACAGAAAACACTGAAGTTAATACTTTAGACCACTTCAATCAACAAATTAAGTTAGCAGGCAAGACAACTTTCTCAGAAGGAAACATAGTAATTCATGATGCAATTACTTATGATACTGAAAAAGTATTCCGTGGATGGAGAAAGCAAGTTTATGATGCTAAAACTGGTACAGTTGGTTATGCAGCAAATTATAAATGTACTGGAACTCTTACAGAATACTCTCCTAATGGTGAAGTAGAAAGAGTTTGGACTTTAGAAGGTTGCTGGCCATCAACAGTTGATTACGGTGATTTAGATTATGAATCAGGTGGGTACAAAGATATATCTGCAACGATTGTTTTCGACTGGGCTTACCGTACTGATGAAGATTAATAGTACATTTTCATATATAATTCATAGAAACATTATTTAAGGGAGATTTTATGGAAAACGAAACAGAAAGAATTGAAACTGAAAAGACGGAATCAGTTAGTGTGGCAGACAAATACACTCAAGTTCTGCCTCTTCCGTCAGATGGATACTTTGGTGGTCCTAAAGAAATTACTATTAGAGCAATGACAACCAAAGAAGAAAAAATATTGTATTCAACGAGGGATGACAGCTTTATTAAGAAGATAGTTAAATCTTGTACAATAGAACCATCTAATTTAGATGTTGGTAAGTTACATCCAGAAGATTTAGTTTACATACTATTTAGTATAAGAAATTTAACTTTTGGACCTACATATAAACAACCTACAACTTGTCCATTTTGTGGGGCAAGAAACTTTACGGAAATTAATATTACTGATTTCTCTTACACTAGTTTAGATACAACTGGTATTGAAGAGAAGTTATTCATTGAGTTACCTGTATCCAAAGACAAAATTCATTTAAAGTTATTATCTATACAAGATTCTGACAATATTGATAGAGAAGTTGAAAGATTAGCATCTAAGGGTGCATTAAAAGACCCAGCAGGTCATAACTTCTTTATGCGTTTATGTTCATGTGTTGATTTTGTAGAAGGTAAAGCATTTGAAAGTGATAAAGATAAACAAAATTATCTAAATAATCTTCATGCTAGGGATGTTAATGCTATTAGAAATAGATTAAGCACATTTGATTTTGGAATGAATACTACATTCTTAACTAAATGTGAAGCATGTGGTGAGGAATACGAGGTAACTGGGGCATACTGCCCAGAATTCTTTCGTCCTACTGAA